CCCAGGACCACAATCTGCGGCGCGTATACCCGCCCAACGACATCCACGGCGGCGGCAACCGGAACATCGTCACCTCCTGCCTCGGCAGCGACGAGACCGACCAGCAGGTGAAGGACCGGTACGGACACCCCGCGATCGAGTCGGTCACCCGCCTGTCGGAGAACTCCCGTCTCCTCCTCGCCTCCGACGGCGCCTACGAGCCCCTCGAAGACTCTTGCCGCAACCTCGCCGACTACCTGATCGGCACGCCCACTGAAGCGGCCCGCGACTTCACCCAGTCCGCCATCGACCACGCCGGCGAGTACGCCGACAACGCGACCGTCCTCATCGCCGACCTCGGCCAGGCGACACCGTGATCGCCTTCCCGCGCGCTCCCGTCCCGGTCCCGGAGGCGGTCGCCGCCCTGTCCGCCCGCCAACTCCCGGCCCGGGTACGGGCCGCCCGACGGCAGGCATGGGAGGCGTCGGTGCGGCTCACCCTGTGCCGACTGCCCCGGTGCGAGGAAGGGCGGCAGGGGGCGCTCGCCGAACTCTGCGCGGCGAACAAGGTGCTGGCTGCCGTCAACCCTGGATACGTCTTCGGCTGGGGCGACATGCCCGGCCAGCAACGATAGGAGAACCCCGATGGACTTCCGCGACGCCCTCAACACCGTCATCGCCGAACTCACCCCCCAGCCCTGGGACTACACCACGGAGGACGGCACCACCCTCCGGATCATTCCCGCCGGCCTTCGCGAATCGGCTGGCTACGCCGAGGTTCTCATCCGCATCACCCGCGCCAACGCCAGCGGCCTCTACGACTTCGGGATCACCGGCCCGGACAGCCGCGGCGTCGCCGAGGTCGGCGTGACCACCACGGACCTGCCCGGACTGATCCAAGCGCTCACGGACCAGGCCACGTGGGAGGGCGACGACTTGGTCGCAGGGGCTCTGAACGTGCGTGCAGCCCCGAGCGGCGTGGCCGTAACCGTGACCGAGGTTCACTCGGCGGAGCGGGAGGAGAAGGTGTTCATCACCCTGCCGGAGGCGCAGCGGTTGCCACTCGCGTCCGCGCTGCGCCGCGCGCTGGACGTCGCCCGAGGCTGGGAGGACCCCGCGTGACCGCCCCCACCGAGCCCGCGCCCGACGTGCCGCTGGTTGAGCGCACGCCGCACGACTGGGACGAAGACCCACGCACCGCAGCACTCGAAGACCGCCGCTACTGGAACCGAGACGAGGACTAGCGCGTGAACGACCCCCGCATCCGCCAACTCGCCAAGCGCCGCCAAGACATGGCCCACGAGTCCGGCAGCGGCCTCAACCCCAGCTGGGAGCAACTCGGCAAGGAGAGCCAAGCCGTGCTGCTGTCCGAGGCCGCAGAGTGGCTACGCGCCGCCATCGAAGCCGGACTCATGCCGCTCGCCGAACGGCCCAGCGACAACCACGACGCGATCCTCCTCGACAACCACGGCCAGATCTGGGGCGAATACCAGACCAGCCCGCCATCGCACGGCGACGCGATCCTCCGGCTCGTCTGGGCGTCCGAGCAGTGCAGCTCGAAGCAGGAGATCGAGGCCGAGGGCGTCGAGTTCCGCCTTATCGGCTGGAGCGAATAGCCGTGACCGCTCCTGCTCCGACGATCGCCGAACAGTTCCCGATCAAGAAGGTTCGCTTCGTCAACGGCCGTACCCGGCACCGCACCAGACGACCCGAGGATGAACGCTGGTGGGACCTCCTCGAAGCCGCCTGCGGGAAGACCGGATACAAGACCGACGCCTACGTGTTCGGCGAAGTCCGCGACTGCCGAGGATGCGAGACCGCCGTCGCCACTGACGACCAGCAAGCCGCGTGACCGTGGCCCTGACCCCGACGACTGGGGCAGGGCCGCAGTCGTGTTCGGGGCCGAACCGGAATTCGATGCCTGGGTTGTGCAACCATGCGGCACCTTTACGTGTCCTTCACATGCACATCAAAACTTCCAGGGGGACACCCGTGAGCAACCCGCACCAGTACCCGCAGCAACCGCAGCAGCCGCAACAGCCCGGCTGGGGCCAGCCGCCGACCCCGCCGGCGTGGCAGCCGCCCCCGCCGAAGAAGAGCAGCGCGGGTAAAATCGTCGGCTTCGGCTGCCTCGGACTCGTCGGCCTGCTCGTCCTCCTCGGCATCGTCGGCGCCCTCATCGGCAACGACGACAGCAGCAACGACAGCAAGGGCAGCAACGTCACCGCCAGCAGCACGGCCGCCGAGACGCCGGCCGAAGAAGAGCCGCAGAAGGCAGCGGAAGAGCCGAGCAAGAAGGCACCCGAGCCGGCCGTGAAGGTCGCCGCAAAGAAGGCCAAGTTCGCGGGCAGCATCCTCGCTGAGGGCAGCAACTACACGTCCGTCCTCATCACCGTCACCAACAACAGTGACGAGACCGTCGACGTGAACCCGCTCTACTTCTCGATCACCGGCACGGACGGCACCAAGCGCACCGCCGAACTCGCCGTCGACGAAAACCAGATCGACACCGTCGACCTCGCCCCCGGTGAAAACATTTCCGGCACCGTCACCGGCAAGGGCAAGTTCACCCCGAAGTACGTCACCTACACCGACGGGATCCTCGGCGACCCCATGCGCGCCGACGTGAACTGACCCACCTCGAGTTGGCCCGGTCGCCCCCGTGGGCGGCCGGGCCTTCGTCATGCTGGAGCGGCGACGCAGGCGTGTTTGGGCAGACTGCAGGGAGATCCCCGAAGGGAGGTGCATCATGCCGGGACGAAGGGCTTCCGGATTCCGCAGCAAGGCCCAGTGGCGCATGTTCTGGGCGAATCCTCGACTGCGGAAGTACGCCCGCGAGAAGGCCCACGCTACGAAGGGTGGGCCCGTGACCCGCTACCGTCGACTCCCCGCACGTAAGGGTGCCCGACGCCGCTAGGCCGCGAGATCCCGAACCTGCGAGCCCCCGCCCACCCCGAGAGGCGCGATGACTGACCAGAACGACCGCCAGGTGCTCATGGCGAAGTACTTCTATCCGAATGGCGTGGCCCGCACGGCATGCCCGTCCGACGAGGACGGAGCGCCGACCTGCATGGGAGACACCGGCTACTGCGGATACAGCAAGGAGCTCGGCAGGCAGATTTGCGTGAACCTCCCCGAGTAGCGCCAGCCGCTAGGCGGCAGCCAGCCCGCGCGAGCCCCCGCCCTCTTCCTCGTCCTGGCCCTCGTCGGATCCTGCCTCGGTGCCGTCGCTGTCCGCGTCTTCGCTGTTCGGGACCGGCACGCGCCCGCCGCCCGCGTTGAAGGGATCGCCGGCCGGGCCGAGGGCATGCTGCTCGTCCTCGCGGATTCGCCGCACCTCCGCTATCACCTCGTTGTCATCCAGCTCCGGCGACCGCATCTTGACCTTCATGAAGTCGGAGATAGCCCCTGCCGAGTCCAACAGCTGCAGCGTGCGTGCGACGGCTTCCGGGTCGGGCTGTACGGCTTGCGGCCACGACGCGGTGAGCTCGGCGGCCGGGTCGACGTCCTTCGCCCCGCAATGCTGCACATCGACCATCATCATCGTCGTCAAGTGATCGAGCAGTGCCGGACGCTGGTAGAGGATCTTCGTGCCCCGGGTCGTCAGCGACTCCTCCTTGCGGGCCACGACCTCCGTCGCCGTTGCTGCGATCGTGCCCGCCTCACCGAACCCCTGCGCCGAGTAGCCGGCGGAGGAGAGGATCTGCAGACGCAGCGCCTTCGTGGTGCGCTCATGCTCCTCGACGCGGATATTGAACTGGACTTCGGTGATCGAGTCCTTCATCGACTCGCCGCCCAGCAGGTTCAGGGCGACGCTGACCTCCTTGTCGAGGTCGAACATGCCGCCCGTTCCGGCGCCCTCCGTCTCCAGCATCGACTGCGGAACGATCAGCCGCGCCTTGCCCAGGCGCAGGTCCCGGATCCAGCTGGTCCACGACTCGTCGAGCGCATCCATGAGCGGTTCGATGCCGGTGAAGTCGGAGCGTCCAAGCGGCGCCGTGTCGGGCACCCCGTCCCATACCCGGTTCGGCAGGACGTTCGGCAGATGCGTGATCAGCATCCGGTCGATGCCCGTCGACTGGCGCCCCAAGTCGTCGGTGCGCGCCACCAGATATTCGGTGTCCGGGTGAACGGCCAGGGACTCGGCGCGTATCCCCAGCGTGGCCGCGCCGCCCTCGTACAGGCCGTACTCGATGGTCCCCGGCGTGTGGAACTCGAGTAGCCGCCACACCTTTGACTGGTCGGCGAGCGGCGCCAGCTCCCGCCACACGATGGCCTCCGCGAGCGCCCCCCACCGCCACGTCGGCACCACCGCTTCCGGGGCGATCACATCCGTCCACGGCCGCGGACGCAACGTCCTGTCCCACACCACCCGCAGGTACACGTTGGACAGGCCCGCGGTCAGCTCGGACGCTTCCCGCATCTTGGCGTGGCCGCGGTCGTCGAGGTAGCGGCCGATCTGCGCCTGCGTGGTCTTTGCCATCGCCTTGTCGGTGGAGTCGCCGTCCACAGTCACCTGCGGCACATCCGACCACAGCAGGTTCGCCGACATCTCCGCAACGTCGGCGGCGATCGGAACGTGCAGCTTCGCGGCCTGCTGGCCGGGGGAGGCCTGCTGGCCCCAGAACATGCGTAGTTCCTCGCCGCCCGCGCGCCGCTTGTCGACCTCGAAGTATTCGCGGGCGATCGCGTTGGACCGGTAGTTCGCGGGCCCTCCGTACACGGCTGCGAGGTGGTCGGTGTTACCGGAGTACCAGGCCCGCCACATGTTCATGTCGGCGTGCGGAATCTCCAACTGCGGCGGCGGCCACGGCGTGTTGCCGGATGGGGGCAGCGGCATGACGGGGTCCCTTTCTAGGCGGCCAGGGCGAGCTTGTGCCGCCACAGGGTTCGAGTCGTGAAGAGGGCGTAGCGGAGGGCGTCTACGCCGTGGTCGGCGACCTTGATGGGGCGTTCCTCGCCGCGGAGGGCGGCCTGGTCGTCCCAGGAGTAGCCGCCGATCTCGGTGATCAAGTCCTTGCAGGACTCGTGCACCAGCAGCTGGTTGGAGGCGAGCAGCGAGGAGACGGTGCGAATGCCGTCCATCACGTCGTTCTTCGCCGGCGTCGGCCGCAGCCGGTCCCGTGACAGCTGCGTGGAGAACGAGGCGGCGCTGGGGTCGACGGTGACGAACTGTGGGCGTATCGGCCCGATGCCTGGCACGTCGAGGAGCCATGCGCGCAGCCGCTGCGAGTATTCGGCGTCGGTGAGCTGCTTGCGCTTCTGTCTGGAGTCGTACCGCCACTCGGCTGCGGCGTACAGCTTGCGGTCCGCGCCCAGGCCGATGAGCACGGCGTGGAACGGATTTTTGGTGCCGTAGTCGACGCCGAGGCTGATCCAGCGGTGGATGCCCTGCTTGGGCAGGCTGGTGACGATGTGGCGTTCACGGTCCCACGAGTCGTAGATGGCGCCTTCGGCGGCGACCCATTCGCCGAGGATGAAGCGGCGGTAGAAGAGGCCTTCGTGCATGGCCTTGATGTCGCGGACGTAGTCCTCGTCGAGGAACGGGTTGTCGTCGATCGTGAAGGAGAAGCGGCGGAGCGGTTTGACGCCCTCCTGCGACAGCCAGTCCCGCATGAACCAGTGCGCTGGATTGTCCGGGTTGGTCGTGCAATACAGCTGGGCACCCTTGACGGACATGCGGCCCAGGAGCTGTTCGAAGAACACCTGCGGCACCAGCGTGACCTCGTCGACGTAGGCGCCGCACAGGGTCATGCCGCGGATCTTCGGTTCGCTTTTGGCGTCGTTGGCGCCGATGACGTGCACGATGCGCCCCAGGATGGTGGCGGTTGGGGCGCCGGGCGTGTAGTGGATGAGCTTGGCGATCGGCCCGAACAGGGCGACATCCTGCATGGGCAGGAACAGGTTGCGGTGGATGGTCTGCGACGTCTTGCCAATCATGACGAGTTCGCCCGTTGACGGCGCGTTCGCAATAAAGATCAGCCACTTGAGCAGGCTGGCGATGGTCTTTCCGGACCGGATAGCCCCTTCCCAGCAGGAGATCTTCGTCGTCGACTCGGCGATGGATCTGATCTGCTTCCGGGACAGCGGCAGCGTGTCCAGCACGGCTACGCCTCGTCGTCCTCGGCCTGGGAGTTCTGTTCGTCCTCGGTGCGTGAGAATTCGACCAGGGCCTGACCCAGGGAGCCCAGCATCGACTTGGCCTCATCAAGGTCGTTCGACGTTTCGGCGGGGGCCAACTTCAGCGACTTGTCGACGGCGATCGCCGCGGCCGTGACGAGCTTCTGCCGTTCCGCGATGGGGGCTTCGTCGAAGGTGTGGTCGTTGTACTCGTTCTCCTTGCCGCCGAAGGAGAACACCGTGGTCTGCTGGTAGATGCGCTCCAGGGAGTCTTCGGCGATCTCCTGGAAGCGGACGGCGAGGAGGCTGCGGCGTTCGTTCAGGTCGGCGAGCCGGGCCCGGTTGGCGGCTTCGATGCGGCTGCGGTCGAAGGCGAGGCCGAGGTGTTCGGCGGTGCGGGAGGCCACCGAGTTGGTGATGTCCATCCGGCGGGCGATCGCGTTGCGGCCGAGGCCTTCCTCGTGCAGCTCACGGAATTCGTCGAAGCGGGCGGGGCTTGTGGTGCCGTCAGGCATTACGGCCTCCGTGCGGTGCGGGCGCGCTGGCGCAGCAGGATGGGCAGGGGCGTTCCCGTGGCCGGCCAGGCAGGCGACCAGGGGATGACTCCACACCGGCAGTGCGGATGCCGTGGGGGGCCGGGGATCGCGGTGGTGAACACGGTGCGCTGCGGGTCGAGCGACAGGCCGCCAGGGAAGAGACCGCCGGGCCGGATGTGATGCCCGGCGTAGGCGGCGCACGCGGCGCAGGCGTCGGGTTCGGCAACCCACAACAGTCGGACGCCGGGGCCGAGGGCTCGGGTGACGAGGCGGGCACCGTGGGCGGCGGCGCTGGTGATGGCGACGGCCATGCCGGCGGTGATCCGGCCGACTGCCCGGCGGGCGCGCTGGAAGACGGCGGTGAGCCCGGCCAAGCCCATGGCGGTGAGGCCGGCGGCGGTGAGGAGGGCGAGGGCGTTGCTGTGCTCGGCTTCTACAGCGGCGGGGATCGCTTCGCAGGCCTGCTGGGCTTCCGGCCCGGGTTCGGCCTGGACAGGTGGGACGTGTTGTCCGCTCATGGCGGCTGCGATGGCGGAGGCCTGTCGGGCGCCGAGTTGGGCGGCGTTGTAGGCGGCGCGTTCGGCGTCGCGCTGGGCTTGTTTGCCGCGGCCTGCGAAGGCGTCGCGCAGCAACCGCCGCACGTAGTCGACGAGTTGCCGCAGTGCGTCGCCGACGGGGGTGTTGCGGCCGGGTCCGGCTTTGGTGATCCACTGGGCGAGGGCGTCTGCCTGGGCTTGGGTGAGGGCTTCGGCAAGGGGGCGGCTTGCTGGGTAGGTGCTGCGGCGTTCGAGTTCGCGGATGGCGTCGGGGTGTTGCTGCGCCATGTCGGCGATTGCGCGGGTGTCGGCCATCACCACACCCCCTCTCGATCTTGGATTCAAAGGTTATCTTGCACTTTCACCTTTGATTGTGCAGCATTGAGGCGGGTTCAGGGTTAACATCTGGGCTAATGCGAAGCGATCAAGGCATCGCCGCCGCACAGGCCGCCCAAGGAGGCACCGCAGATGACGACCCCCGCCCAGCCCGGAAGCACGCCCGCGGACCCGAGCACCCAGCCCGCCCCCCCCCC